CGGTCTTTCAAAAACAAATAGTAACGAGTCAGCAAGGGCTCGTTACATTGCCGATCCATGATGATCCGTTTTCGATCATGTTGTTCTAACCAGTTAAAGAATTTATTTTTTAGGAGTTGGGTTATTATAATCATCTTTTACCATTTCATAAAAAACTTTAAAATTTTCAAACGCTATTTTTAATCCAGGATATTGTTCACACATATTTTCAATTTTAGAAAAATTAGGAAAAGAATTTTTCCATTCTTGATCAAAATTAAATACATACGGATGGTCTGCATTGTTTATTGTAATAGTTGATGGTGAATATTTAAAATCAGAACTATACGTTATTGTATCTCCGTTGTATGTGCTATAGTCACTAACAATAGAGTTCATTGAATCGGGCGATATTATAGTTATAGTATCTAATCCACTAGTAATAGTATCTAAACCAGTAATAGTTATAGTATCTCCACCACTAATTGATATTGTTGAGTAACCCTTGGGCTGAGAAGTAGTTGTCACGTAGAACCTCCGTTTGTTTTTTTAGTGTAGGCAATCTAGTTTTATAGTTATCCATATGTTGGATAATCTCTTTGCACAAGTCTGGACGATATACATTGTATAACTCCCAGCTTTCGGTCCACTTACTAGGATATTTAAATGTATCAAAATACATTTCTTTGTAGCTTAGTCTATCAGGCACCATAGGAATCGCACCAACAATAGCACCTTCATAGCAACCAATACCTAGTGTTTCTTGCAAACTACAACTAAACACTATTTTAGCTTCACCTAGTAAATTATGATACTCGTTTTTTGTTAGTTGTTGATCTTGGCATACAACGAACTCATACTGAGGTAGTTGTTCTTTTAAGTCACGAAAGATTTCAACCTGTTTCTCTGGCGCTATGCGATGGGGGAACAGTATAAGGTCACGTTTTGGCATGCTCTTATACATAGTTAATATATTTTCCATATACTCCATTGGCCAACCTGTACGAACTATCTTACCGTTGTCGTATCGTTCATCCCAGTCTTCTTCATACCAGGGATTTTCTGTTGGATAATCATGTAACAGATTATCAAAGAACATTTTAACATGGAATTCAGTAGCAAAGTAGTTGTGGTCAAAAGCGTAGTAAAAACTTCTTTCAGCATTTCTAACCCAAGGTTTGTTGCCAACCAGTCTGCCTAGGAAGTCTTGCGGATCATATGAACCAGCATGCCATAAGCCATGTGTTGTTACAGGAATCTGTAACAGTTCGCTCATGTATTTTAAGTTTATGATACCAGGATGCCAGGAATCAGTAAACAAAAAATGATCGCCAGGCTTAACTGCTCCGGAGCAAAATAAACGACCCATCTGCTCCACTTGACTAGCCTTGTAGATATTAGTGCCGCCAAAGTTGAGAAATGCTCCAGGAGTGGTAGCACTAGGAATGTCCGTAGGACCTGATATAATGTTGACATGGTGCCCTGCCTTTCGTAAGAGTTGAGGTATATGATCTTTCCATTCACCAGTATAGCGTGTGCTAACTGATTCTAAATCGACAATATGGATCATTGGGTTCTTGAACGATAGTTGTTATTGCCTCTAGGTTTCCATTCTTTACGATCGTAGTCTCTACGTGGACGTTTGTGATATTCGTAATCTCTCCAAGCAGCACTTCTGTTATTATACAAATCTGCCTCGTTATACGGCAACAAGTTAAATCTGCAAAAATCTAAAAACTTTTCTAAGTCATCAAAGATCCGAACAATGTCGGGGCGATTTTCAAAATAGTTATTAACATTGTAATTTTTAGCCATAATATTTTTCTCTTGATAAAAGTTGTTTAAGGTTTGTATTCAATAATACCGTCAGACTCGCCGTCCTCGGATACAACAATCTCGTAATATCTTTCACCGTATTTAGGTAACAGATGATTTTCTAAAATATCAGTAGCTATCATTTCACAAGATTTATGATTTTGATTTCCGGATTTAATAAATTCTTGTAGTGCCCATTTAACTAAAAAGAATTCTAACTCTCTATCTAGATGAGTAACTGAAATTTTTACTTCGACTTTGAAAATATGACGATGTTCATTTTCTAGGAACTGAATACGAGGATCGATTGTGCCAGCATTGGGGTAATAATGAAATCCTTGAAATTCTGTTCGAATTTTGATAAAGGTCATTGTTGCTGGACGAATATCTTGTTTGATAATCATTTTTCAGGTTCTTCTTGTTTTACAAGAGATTTATATAATTCCCATAGTTTCCAATCGATAGATTCTAACAATTGATTTTGTCTAATCATTAGTTCGAGCAATTGTTCTGTTTGTTCGTCTTTAGCTTTCATAAAATTTTATCCTGTTTATATTGATTCCAGTCTGTAAACTTACTACGATCCATCAGTGTGTGCAGACTATGAGACCACACACCGGGATTAGTTGCTTTAAAATCTTTATCGTCGATTTTTAACATTGTATTATAATTCCAAAGTTTTACATAAGGAATTGGCACTCTTATCTGTGGGATGAAGTTCGAATGGTCGTTTAATCCACCATCATTGAATTCTTCTACAGCACTGATTGGAATATCTAAACTGCATAGGTAGTCTTTGTCAAGAAAGAATTGAATCATATCTTCCCAAGCCTTCCAACCATTGTAATCATTAATTGATGGATTAAAGCTATGGTTAGCACCGAAGAAGATATGATTACATCCATTTAATTTTGATGCAATTTCATCTACTGGTTGAACTCCAGTGACAAATAAAGTGTTCATACCGTATGCAGGAGTATGCTCTACTTCTTTGCCAATAAAGAATACTACATCTTCTTTTATACCGTCTGTATAATTACGCTTCATTTTTATTACCTTCTTCGTATTTTTTGAACATTCGTTCAACATCTTCCATGCGTTCGGCAAATATGTCGGCACTTGTTTGTGCTGTTTTTTTCATATCGTATTCACTGGGATAATGACGCAAACAATACCTAGCACCGTCTTTAATAGATTTAGGAACTCGCGGAGTAGTAAGTATTTCTAGTAGAAATTCTCTAGTCTTTACCACTGCACGATATCTTTCATCAGGTAATGTCATGTTGTATCATCTCTTCAATTTTAGATTGTTTATCTTCTGTAAACTCGTCATCTAATTTTACACTATCTGTATTACTTTCGTCAAAGAATTTGGCAAAGTTAGTGCTGGCATTTACAGTCTTTTTACCAGTGGCTCCTCGAGTTCCGATGATGCTCATCCAATATCGACTGTATTCTTCAACAACTGCATCAGCAATTCCGCGGTCACTAGTAGCAAAAATAGCTTCAACAATGTCTTTGAAAAATACTCGGTCAAACTTTTCTTGCACTAACATTGCTGGAACACGTCCGGCATCGTATTGACGATTGGCTTCTTGAACTGCATTTATGTGCATCCAAACATTGTGCCCCATCATAATGGCATAACTAAACGAATCCCAGCTGGTCCGTCCTTCTTTGCCAATCTTATTTAGGTCGCCTGGTTTATATATACAAATATCTTTGATTTCCACAGCATCTATTATTGGACTAGATTCAAAGTTTTTAAACAGTCCGTCTTGAATAACAACATCTTTAAATAGTCGAGTATCTAATGCATATTTTTTATCATCTGCGCTGGGCACCATTCGATACACCCATTTTTTACGATCTTCTGTTTCAGTTTGAATGTATATTTGTCCGTTGGCTGTGGCTAAGAAAGGACTGGCACAATCAAAAGATATAGTAAAGTTAGGATTATGATATTTTCTAACTGCACGTTGGACATCAGTTAATAACGTAGCCCATTCTAATTTACTTGTTCCTAAGAAGTGCATCCAATCTTGCTGACCTTTTTCTAATAACCCATCAAACCTTAGTGCTACTAGACGCTTTAATACCAAATGTATGTCGCACATATTTTGTCCGCCCATACCCCAACCGTTAAAGTGATTACTAAATTTCTTAGGATCACAGTAGTGTTTCATACGTTGATACCAATCTTCAGCATCTGCGTGATTTTCTCCTTGCAGAACATTTAGGAATTTACAATTACCATTTCTATTGTTAATAAAGTAATCGTTATTAATGTAAGTGCCTTGAACTGCTTCTGCATATGAACTGATCTTAGTAGCGGCAACACCAGCTGGACTACGAGCAACCCAAGCAGGGATATCAAGACCCATACCATAGTCCATGAGAGTGTCCATCCAAGTAAGAACTTGCCTACGCTTTTTCATAGCCTGTGGACAATTAGGATCTTTCCAGTCAGCGGGCCAAACACCCTTACCGATCTGAAATCCACCTGAATCGCCGAGCACCCAAGACGTTGCTCTGTTTCTATTGCGGAACATATCTTCGCTATCATCCTGCTTAGTAAGATCTAAGTTAGCATGTCCTGCAGAATATAAACAATGATCATAATAAAATTGACCTTTGTCTGGATCTAAATAGTTTAAACTCTCAACCCCACTAGTAAACGATTTAGGAATACGTGCTGGATCTACATAGTTACCATAACGTTGTTTGCCTACATAGGTGCTATAGAATCCCGACGTTGCAGGTAAAAAATAAGCGTAGTCGTTTTGAGTAGCGGTTAAGTTTTTATTCATTATTTAATTTGTGCAGGTAAAATATAATTGTATTCGGCTAATCCACTATCTACAGTAATCTGCATAGCCCCGGCATCAGTTAACTTCATATTAATATCACCGTCAAGATTCAATATACTCATAGTTTGTTGAACAGGCCATGCCCAATTTTGTTTAAATTTAGCCTTGACACCTGCTTGAAATACAAACGATCCAGCATGAGTTCCAGCATCACCAAAAAAGAATAATAGATTACCATTTTCAGTTTTAACTTGGAAAAAATTTCCTTCTGTATGTGCATTGGCTTGCAATTTCAAACGTTGTATACTAGCAAGACTAGGTTGAAATTCTATATCCCATGTTGCACCTTTAAATGTAGCAGTTTTTAATTTTTCATTTATAATATCGGCAACCATAAAACGATAATCATTAACAAAGTCACCTACTGCATTTTCAAAATGTATTCCTGTGGGAATTTCGGTGCCATTGCGTAATTCTTTAGTTACGGAAATTTTTGCATTGTCTTTGTATTCTGGATTTTTTAAGTGTAACGCTAATTTATCTAAGTTAGGCATTCCAAATATTCCGTCAAACTCATCAACTAGTTTATGGGTCTTGGCATATACCACTACTGATCGATCTTCTGCCATAGATTCAATTGTTGTTTCTGTATCCGACGAAATCTTAACCAATGGCAAAAATCCTAGGTTATAAGTGTGTGCTACTATGTCTTGTAATATATCTTTCATGTTTTTTCCTTTAATGTAATTATATTTAGGTTTTTAAGAAAAGTCAAATAATTTATTAAATGTATTTTTCTCTTCAGTGCTTTTAATGTCCCAATTTAGAACGCCAATAAGGTTATCTAATTTGTTATCAATAATGGTAGTTTCCATTTCTTCGTGATCAAATGGTAATTCTTGGAACCATTTAGGTAACCGTAGTTCATCCACTGGATAAGCCACTGAAGTAAACCCCAGTGGATTTGTTTTTAATTTACATACAATGACTTTTTGACCATCAGTAATATTCATCGAATATTTGTCACCATACATACGTTTTAATGTATTCCAATTGATACTGGCTCTAACATGGCCGGGCATATTTGCCTTGCCTGCTTTTTCTTCTTTACGTTGATATTCAGTGACATTATTGGCCCGTTTAGGTGATCCTTTTTCCCAACCAGGTCGCACTTTAAAGTTAGTTCTAAATTCTGTAATAAAACTCAAAACATTTTCTTCAGTTGCTCCTGTTAATACTTTTTCTAAAACGTCACTAAGAAAATTTTGAATAAATTCGGGAGTATCACTACGTTTTAAGTCTAGACCCATGGCTTTGATCTTACCAGGCTTTCCCTCTATGTCAAGTCTTTTGCCTTCTTTGTCATAATACAATACAGCATAACGTTTCTTAGTAATAAACAAACTTTTAGAACCAACAATCTCACGCCCTGCTTTGATAACTTCTCCACGAGTTTTTGGACAATGAAACGCATTCAACATAAATTGAGGAAATGTTAAATTAACTTCATTAGCAATTTGATCATACAGTTGTATTACTGTTTCTTTAGTCCACGGTATCTCTTTCGAGTCAATGTCTTTCTTAAGAGTTTTGTAAGCACTAAAATAACAACTATCAGTATCACCGTATATAATAGCTTTTCCTATATGATTGTATTCTCCAGTTATAATTTCATTTACTCGACTAGCCATGTGTTTGGCAACTTGTCTACCAGTTAATGTAGTAGATTGTCCAATTCGTTTATCATAGAAACGACAATGCGGATTAAGAATAGCACCATACAAACTGTTCAAGTTAATTTTTTTAACTAGTTGTCGCTTATCCCAATATTCTTCTTCAATATTATTTCCAGCATTTATGCTGTCTTTAAGTTTGGTCTGCATTTCTTTGCGTTCTGCATACCAACGTTTTAGTAATCCCGGAATAATACCTTCTTTTTCGTAGGTAAAGATAGTGCCGTTGGCACTAAGCATCCAGGGTTGATTACTTTCAAATATAAATTTATAAACTTCAGCGGCACTGAGTATGGTGGTATCACCTGCTTCCCAATCAATAGTGATGTCAAATGCCTTGTCTTGTCGCATTACAGCCTCGTATTCAAGACTACCAAACATACCTTCCCACGCAGCCGCAAACGATTTCTTTTTAAGAATAGTTTGATCATCAATATACTCTTGAGTACTGATAGGACGTAATTGTCCAATAATGGTCTCTGGTCCCATATTCAGCGCACGAATAGCACTGGGATACAAACTGTTAATATCCAGCGAACCTACCCAGTCTTGCAATCCTTCTTTGGGATATGCAACATAGGCCCCTGCGGCTGCAGTATCTTCGTCTTCATCACGTTTGGGTCTGTTAGGAACTTGAAAACCTCTACGGTGACATTCGTTGATAATGGCCTGCTCAGTTACAGCCACGGCGCCCATTGTGGTCTGTAGCAACACTGTGCATTCGTGTGCCAGTTTGTTACTTAGATCAATGAACTTTAGTTTCTTATCAAGTTTATCTAACAATGCACAGTCTTGTCTGTTATATTCAACAAACCTACGGAAGTCATTGTTATAAAGTTGATCCAGTGTGCCTTCATAGACTGTTTTGTTTTCACCAATTTCCATTTCACCGATGGCATCCAATCGATAGGTATGGCGTTCTTCATAGGTGTATTTTCTATAAAGTTCAAGACTGTCTAAGTGAACACGACCATGAAGGTCATAAGTAGTGGCAGTTTTACCATACTTTTCATATTCACGTTTTCTAGGAAATTGATCCCATAAACACAGTCTACGTGTATCGTCTTTGCTGAGAACTTTAGTAATGCGGTTAACAGTATATGGCATATCAAAGCCTTCACTGTTCCAGCCACTTAAGATATCTGCATCTTGAATTAAGTTTAAAAACGTATCCAACAAATCTGCTTCGTTGTCAAAGATGTGCGTATTAGGAATATCTTTAACCAGTTCTTCGCCTTGTGCCACAGTCATACCTTTGGGAGGCATAGCCAAGCAGACCAAGGTGTCTAACCATTGTAGGTGAATAGCTATGGCAGTGATTGGCATAAATGCGTCCTCTGGACTTGCATAGCCACGTTCTGGATCAAAGTCCACCTCAATGTCCCAAAATGCTACATTGAGCTTTGGTGCGTCTTGATTTAGATAGTTTTCACTGAGGCAAACAAATATTGGATTAATGTCTGCTTCGTAGAGTTTTTTATTACTGTGTATGGCAAGTTCCTTGCGGAAGTCTTTGCTATTTTTAGCAACTATACGAGATAAAGGCTCCCCAAAAATACTTTGGTATTTGCCTCTTTGGTCTTGATGATAGAAAGTGTAACGAACCGGATATTCTTTAAATATCCTTTTGCCTTCGTTGCTACGCTCAACTATCTTAATGATATCAGCATCACGCTGAAAAAATGCGTCTACATACAAATTGTTTTCTCCTATGCAATTTAGGGCTTGCAAATACCATGCTGTCATTTGTGGCTGACGGACCTTTGTTTACATTAATTACTTAGCATTCTAATAAGGCCTACCGTGTCGATTGTGGTAAGCAAGATATAATTAGCCAGCATACCAAAGGAACGCCGACTATAAGCGCACCAAGCGTATATAGCACAACCTGTAATCCAAATGGGGTACAAGATGAGAAGAGGAGGAGTAGGCACGGTTGAGGCCATAGTGATAGCACAGCCAATAGATATAGCCCAAGCAAGGACCTCAAGACAAAAACGAAATCGATCGCTTTTGTAATCTTCTCGAATCCAATTGAATGTTCCGCTGAATATTTCATTCATCTTTAGGTAAACGATTTGTGACACCAAGAATCATTTCAATGTCATTCCATTCTTGTTCATGTGCCTTCCAGTTATCTTTGTGTGCAATGATAATTGTTTTATTAATAATGCTGGGTTTAATTTCTAATTCTTCGGCAACTGCTTTGACAGTTTCTTTTAGTCCTTCTTTGAGGTCTTCTACTTCACGTAGTATATTTTGACCTTCACTGATCAAACGTTCTAGTTTGGCTTTTTCTTCTGGACCATATATTCTTGTGCTCATAAGCAGCTCCTTTGTTAATATATTATACAATAGTTATTAACAAAGGTCAATGAGTTTGATATTGTTTGTCAACCAATAAAAAAGCGCCTTTCGGCGCTTTTTAGAATCTCAATGCTGATCTAATTCTTTCAAGAATAGCATCGTCTTGATTTCGAATACTTTCTTTTGTAGGTGCCAAACCAACAGGATTCATTATAGATGCGT